TGTCCTGAGACGGCGCCGCCTTATCCTCGATCTTGAAAAACTCTGCGATGGAACGAATCTCGGCGGTTTCTTTCTCGTCAAGCTCTTCGTTCTTTGTACGTTTATCAACAAGCTCGGCCAATCGGTCAAGCGTAGTTCCATTCGGAAGCGAACGCACCTTAGCGCTAGTACCCGGATAAGCCGGGAAAGTCACGACCGAAATCTCTAAAAGCCGTACTTCGTGGACTGTCCGCTTTGTATAGTCCTGGTTCCACTCATCGCGAACGACCTGGAAGCCGAAAGACATTTGGGAAACGTCGCCGCGCTTCATGCTTACAGACAGATCGTTGTACCAAGAAGTCTCAGGCGGGATGTTCTCAAAATACAAGCCCTGCGAATCCTCAAGAAGTTGGAGCGTACCCGCGCTCTTGCGCCCGAGCACGTATTGGGAGTTATGATCCCAAAGCATGCGCACATCGGACTCGCCAAGCGTCTTAGTGAACGCGCCTGGAGCGATTCTTTCCTTGAATCCGCCCAAATCCTCGGACCATTTATCAAAAACGGCAGCATGCCCCTTTATTTTAGGGTCGGCTTCGCTCCGTATCTCGAAGTCTTCTCCAAGCGCAAACGTCCTAGTTTCAATCTTGTTTACGTCTAAATCACGCTTTTCCATCATCGCCTCCTTCGTCCGGCGTCGTTTCATCGTCGGGCGCTGGCTCTTCTTTGGGTTTCTCTTCGGTATTTGACTTGTTCGCGGCTAGATTGGGCTGGCCCCAATACTCCTGGCCCTTCTCTCCGCCGATAGGATTCTTGTTTTCCATCATGCGAATCTCGTCCGCGTTCTCAGTTCCGATAAGCCGGTAAATCTGATGAACCTCGGCCCGCGTCTTAGCATCTCCGCGCAAGAGTCCGTCAATGACAAACTCGGCCGTTTCGCCATCGGAGTCGGGGAAAAGCTTAGCCTTTAATTCCTGTTCCCATGCCACATATCGCGGTAGGAATGTTCCCTGGACCATCTCAATCTGGATCTGTTCGACGTTTCGCAAGCCGGAAGCATCCGCCATCTTGAGCGCGCGCAAGGGGAGATTGAACCATCGCGCTATTTCCTTGTCTTGATACTCGCGAGTTGAAAGGAATTGCGCCTCTTCGGGTGAGAAGGTGATCTTATTCCAGGTCATTCCCTCTTCGAGTAACATCGTCTTGTGCGCGTTTCCAGGCTTTGAGCGCTCATCAATCGACGCTTTCAGGTTAGCCCGCGCGCCCTCAGAGAGCGTATTAGGAGCCTGAATAGTTCCGCCAGCATTCAACCCATTCTTAAAGAAGTTGACCCCGAACCCCTCCGCAACGTCTGAGAAGTACAAGGAGCGCGCCGCATTCTTGATAACCCCATCACTAGTTATCCCGTCGGGCGACATCCCAGGAATATGGATAATGTCAGAATCCGGGAACTCAAAGAAGCGGTTATCAGTATTTCGATAAACCCAATATAATTCCCGCCCATCGGCGGATAGTTTCGGCTTGACTTTCGAGCTATTCAAAAGCCAAATAGACTCAGGCCGTCCAACAGTATCCCAGATAATCCGGGAAAATCCGTCGCCGTAGAATAAGGAATGGAACTCCATGGCAACGCGCCAGGAGAAAGAAGTCATAAGCGGATTAGGTTTATCATGGAGTAACTTGTATGCTGGATTGAGTTTGTCGGTATCTTTCCCGCCATCCGGTCTCTCTTTGTAGACTTTCAGCGGAACCATGGCGAGATAATTCGTTCGGATTGTTGCCGCATTGAAGACAGCCGCCAGGTTAAGCGCAGCTGTCTTACTTCCAGATATACCTAGACCGCCGTTTGCAAGAGCATTATCCATGCTTGCGTCAAGATCAGCAAGGGAAATATTGCGAGATTCTTTCTTTCTGAACCGGTCAAAAAACGCCAATCGGCCCCCAATGCTGTCTCACGACATGATGGAGAGATATATCTATGCGGAGTGTATACTATATTCAGATAAGTGTCAAGTAGGTGATAATGAGGATAAGGAAAGCCCGGATTGCTCCGGGCCTATGGTGTTTTTACTTCCACGCCTTGCCGTTCCCCGACATGCCCCGCCACTCCCGGACACGCCATGCCTCGCCTGCCAAGACTACTTCTTGACCTTCTCCATCATGTCGATCATCTGGCCGCCCCTGGATTTATGCTCGGCATATGAGATTTCCAAGGCTACCGATTTCAAGATTTTCCCGACCATATTGGCCAGCGAATCAGCGACATCGAGGTCGCCATCTCCCGACTGAATCACGCGCACCTGATCTGACAGGGTTTCGCGCAGTTCATCAATTGACATTTGCTTCATTTTGAAGCCTCCTTTGCTTTAAGGCTCTTTTTATAAAAAGCCTACTCCGTTGCAGATCTATAATATCCTTATTTTTATATCCCTCCGGGAATCCAAAGTTTTTTAACGTATCTATTATATAGGCATCCGTAAGTTTCTCCCTTGCCTTTTTGGATTGATCTTTTATTTTCCCCGGATATTTTACCCTATATCTTTCATGTTCTTTATTTTTTGCTATTCTCGCCTTCTCCTTAGACATGATAATATCAAGCACGGTTTTTATCTTGGCCGGATGTTTTTCCCTGTATCGTTCGTTTCGTTTTTGTAATACCTTCCCATATAGCACAGGATCGCTTTTTACTTCAAGATACCTTTCTTTGTGCCTTTGTTTTTTTCTCACTACTTGTTCATTAGTCCTTATCCTGGTTTTTTCGTATTCCTTACACCGCTCTTTATGTTCTAACTTCCATACTCGCTGTCTTGCCTTTATAGTTTCTTTCTCTTCCTTTGTCATAAGCTTGTATCTATCAGCATTAGATATCCTGGTTTGTTCTTTGCCCCGGCATGATATGCACATATCTTCAAGGCTTGTCCCGATGGTTTTTTTATAACATCGAAAATAGATATCTTGTTTTTCAATCCCGCACTTACTACACCGTTTCACGACATCCTCAATAAAAAATCCCGCCTTTCCGGTGGATCGGATTAGCGGGAAACAATACACAAAATGCCCGTAAATGTATCCACCCATTTACCGACATTCTCTATAGAAAGAATAAACCCTCTATCAATACTTGTCAAGCCCTAAAGCAATAAAACGCCCCGATCCTCATAGACCGATTTATTAGATTGAGCCGCACGCCAAAAGGCCATGACCGAAGCTACCACTCCGTCGATATGGCGTCCAGTCTTCCCCCTTTCAGGCTTTACCAGTTTTATATTTCCAGCCGGGTCAGATACTGTTTCGCAACAAGCGATCATCCAGTTCATTACGGGATTCCCCCCGGTTGCTAGCCCGCCATTCATGACTTCCATCTCGAACTCTTTACATGCCGGGCTCATCGAAAGGAACCCTTGACGGAACTCGACGCACGGGATAGCCTCTGCCATCAATTGCGTTACAAGGCTAGACGAATTGTATGGATCGAAGTTGACTTCCTTTATATCATACTTGCGCGCGTCTTCCTGTATTTGATGCTTTATAAAATCGTAGTCAATCGTGTTACCTGGAGTCGCGCAGATTAGGCCATTTCGTATCCATACCGAATAATTCACTTTCTCGCGTAGTTCTCGCTCGCGCATATTGTCTTGAGGGATAAAGAAGCGATACAAAAACTTATATTTGTCGCCCTTCGATTCTGGCGGGAAACAAAGTACCCACGCGGAAAGATCTATCGTGCTTGAAAGGTCCAGCCCGCCCCAGCATCGACGGCCAGCGAGTCCATCGGCATCAACCGGGCCGTTATTCTTGCTCCACACGTCTTGCGTAATCCATCGTGTTTGCGCCTCAGTCCAGATGTTTAGGTGCTTTGTCTTGAAGTTATTCTGCTTTGATGGCATCGAGAACGCTTCCTTAAAATCGTCCTCCATGGTCTTCAAATACTTCGAGACTCCCAAGTTAGGATTAGCTTTTATCCATAGTGCTTGATCCGTCCAATCATCGTTATCATCTATAGTATATATAATTCCGAATACCGTATCATCAACCTCGGAACCATCAAGGATGCGCTTGATACGCTGTTCCATCTCGAAGCATGGGTAGTCTTTCTCGAATCCCGCTGTGGTAATGATATACATAAGCGGCTGGCGACGCGATCCCATGCCGGTCTTGAGTACGTCGTACATTCCAGAATCGGGATGTGCATGGTATTCATCGATCAATGAGGCGTGAACGTTTAGACCGTCCGATGTATTCGAGTCCTGGCCTAGTGGAACATACTTTTGCGCCTTTGATTCGCATGTTAGAGTATTCTTAAATACGTTGACCATTCCACGCAATGAAGACGAAGCCTTGACCATGCGCGTGCTTTCAGAATGTATAATGCAAGCTTGCTCATACTTCGTTGCCGCCGTGTAAACTTCCGCCCCCGGCTCATCGTCAAAGAAAGCAAGATATAAACCAGTGGTTGCGATATCGGTTGACTTACCTGATTTCCTGGCTACCGCCTCATAGGCTGTTCGGAAGCGCCGTGTTCCATCCTTGTTTTTCCAACCAAATATATTCCACTGTATAAACTGTTGCCAAGGCTCGGGGCTAAGAACTTGTCCGGCCCATTCGCCTTTCGAGTGTTTGCAGAATCGATAGAAGTCTAGGCGATGTTGCGCGGCCTCTCGATCAAACCATATGCCGCGCTCGGCCCCATGAGCAAGGTCACCGAAGTATCGTTGACAGGCTAGCTTGACCCACTTACACGAAACTATCTTTCCATCGAGGATGTCTCGCGCGTATTTTTCAGCCGGGTGCAGATCCATTTACAACCTTGTACGCCATCGCGGCGTTCA